AGCCCGTACGCTGCTAAGTTGTGCTGTGTTTGCTTCCAAACCTTCGGTACTTACTTGAGACTTAAGAACTCCGTCTTTGAAAAGCTGTGATTTGTCTCCGCCAATATTGCGGACATCATCAATTAAATTACCAAATGATTGCTTTTGCTCATCTGAAGCAACTCCATTGAAGAAGTCACTAGCCATTTTATTGACCTTGGATGAGATAGCGTTGGTACGCTTTGCAACAGGGATACCCGTCCGGAAGAATGTTGTTCCATCTACGCGACCAGCAAGAAGGTTGGTCATCATCTCTGGTTGCTCAAAGAACTTTTGAGCTGAAGGAGCATCAAATACTTTAGCTCTAGCCAATTCATCCATAACTGTTGCGTTGTTCATGTTAGGGAATTGACGAGCAAGTTCGTTACGGATATCAGCAGCAGTTTGAATGTTTGCTTTGTCTCCATAACGGGCAGAAGCCAGTCTTTCAATTAAAGGTCCAGCAACTTCATTCCATGTACGTTGCATTTCTGGACGAGAAAATACTTCAGCTACAGTCTTTGTGCCAGCCTTAAGTGCTTCAGCAAGTTTGTCTGCGCTAGTAATAAGTTTGGATGTTCCGCCTGAAACATATGTTAGTGGGTCACCAAGGATCTGAGCAGCAGCATCACCGACACCGGTACCAAACTTCCACCAGCCACTACTAAATGCCTTGTTGTCTGCAGGAGTACCATTAAGGAATGCTCGACCAATGTCTCGACCAACAGATAGTTGTGAGGCTTTGAACTCAGCCAACATTTTTGATGTCTCTTGAGGGTTGTCAACTACCTTGGCAATAGAGTTGATAATGTCAGAACCAGTTGTTCCATAGGCATCAATGATCTTGCCAAGAGGCATACCATCAAGCAACTTCATTGCTACAAAGGTATCTGTGTTTCCATACTTAGCATGAAGCGCAGCAAGGTCTTTGTTATTGTAAAGTTCTTTACCGTCCCAAGCATTGTGAACCATGTTCCAGCTAAGAGGAGTTCCCTGACCCATCTGATCTAAAATAAGATATGCTGTATTGACTGGAAGCAAACGGTTGTAGACATTTGTAACGTTCTTGAATGCCCACTTAAATGGGTTAGTAACCCCACTTACTACATCTCCTAGTACACGCAACCCAATATTTGTTTGAGGTGGCTTCATGTAGTTGGAGTCAGGATAGAAAGACTTAAGTTGCTGTTGGACTAGTGGGTCCATAGAGGAATATTGCTTTTGAGCAACCTTAGGATCCATACTCATCAACTGTGCGTTTCGAGAAATGATAGCAGAAATCTGGTTAACATGGTTAGCTTGCTGTTGATTCATAGGAATCGTACTAGCAGCTACATAAATTGAAGGGTTCTCCAGAGCAACTTGTGGGTTTAACCCATTCGCTCCGGGTAGCGGTTGATTAAATGACATTAAAGACCTCTGTCAAGTAACGCTCTGTAAAGAAGCTCAGACTCTCCACTAGGATCCGCTTGTGCAATACGTTTAATTGTATGGCTAGGTGACATTGCTTGATTAGGAATCTGAATTGCTTCTGATCCCGGACCCGGACCAAAGTCAACACCAGCAGTAATAGGTTCATTAGGGCGCATAGTTGGCGCAGATAGTGGAACTGCAGGCATTGTAGGTGCAGGCATTTGTGGTGTAGGTGAGCCAGCTAACGGTGCAGATTGTTGGTTAGCCATATTCTCTCCGCCTTTACCGTAACCAAGACCCGGCATGTACTTAGGAGCTTGTGTCTGTGCTGGTTGCATGCCGTCTACGGCGCCACCATCGGTACGTTGTGAGAGAGCACCCGGTCCTGAGACGGGAGCTGGATTAGCTGGCTGACGGTAACCGCCTTGTTGTCCTGCCATTAGTCTTCGTCCTCATCTAATAAATTCTGAATGTCTTTTTCAGTAGGGGCTTTGTAGCTCACCCAATCAGGGAAAGATTCTTTTGTGGCAACAAGCCACAGTGCATCATCGTTAGTAAAGCCTGCTTTACGCAAAGCTTTCTTGTATTCATGTAGCCAAATGCAATACATCTCAAGCGGGCTATAAGATTCATCGGCAACCGTTCTTGGCTTTACTGTTCTTTTTCTTGGGGTTGCCATGATTACTCCTATCCGACTGTTCGACGTGCGATAGTTCTTACGCTACCGCTTGCTTTTCCTGACGCATTAAGACTTGCTAAAATACTTTGTAGCTCTGGCCTTGGGGTTACTTCACCGGGTCCGCGGAATGGTGGACCTTCTTCAGCGCCTTGTCCGATAGGACCGCCTTGTTCCTCACCCATAGGTGAAGGAGCGCCTCCTACTGGAGCTCCGGGAGCAGAGGGGACGGGTTGCTCAACCTGTTGTTGAGCCCCAGCAGGAGGATTCTTAGGTGTGAATACTTCCTCGATAATATCTTCGAGTACTTTTCCACGTTGACGCTCTTTAATAACTTGAGCGACTCTTTGAATAATCTCTGATGGATCTTGTCCCTGTGCTGCCATTTGTGGAATGGCTTGTGTGTAAGCCTGAAGAGCACCCATCAATGATGAGCGTAGATCTTCAGTCTCAATCTTTTCTTGTTCTAATGTTACGTTGACATTGAAAGGCATTTCTCTCATTGCCATATCCTTGGAGATCAGCTTGCCACCAAGGGCTTGAAGCATAAAGATTAAGCCTTGCGCCGGGTTGAGACCAGCCAACATGCCGTACCGCACGTCCGCTGAGTAATCGCCTTTAATATCCTTCGATGGAGTATAGGTGATGGCATAAGGAGAACCTGCATCGGTACCACGAATAGTTTTCTCGACATTGAATATCTTCTCATCTACTTCGAAGCAAAGCGATATAACGTCCCGTAACGCTGTTGTAAAGATCGCTTGTGCAGATTTGATCTGGCTGTCGAAGGCGCCCATTAGGGCTTCAACTCCGGCACCAGTTACGATAGAAGCCTTCATGTTTCCTGTACGTGATTCTGGGTAACGAGCACCTACACGTAATTCATCATTCAGGATTTGTTGTTCATTGAATGCACCTTGTGGGATTTCCAAAGCCACGCGGCGTACGCCTTGTGGGTTGGCTGTGCGGATAACCGCATCTCCACCAAGTTGCAATTCTTGTACATCGTTAGGTAGAACGATTGGTGCTTGAACGGATTTCTCTGCAGCTTCCATAGCCATCAGAGCGAATCGGTTGCGTAGCAACTGAATGCCTAGCACATCATCGAACTGCCCACGTAGCTCACCATCTGGGCTTGGACGCTTTGCAATGACAACCATCATCTTACCCAGTGGGTTAGGTGCTTGGCTCAATACAAAGTTACTGCGAGATGGCAAGTAAAGAACGCTTTGATCTTTGTCATAGTAACGGATCATCTCAAGCATACCGTTAAGGTCTTGCTTGTATCCGTCAGGTCCAAGGATCTGGCGTTCAAAATCAGGGAACTGGGCGACCAGTTCTCCTAGCGTCATTGAGTAACGCTTGACAAAGGCTATGCATCGTCCGTAGCGGTCAAACTCCGGATAAGCTCCGACAGGATTTTCTAGGCGGATGCGTGGCAGCTTTGCTTCCTCGTCCAGTTCAATAATGAAAGGGAGGAATCCATATGTAACGAACATGTCCGCACCATTGAACATGTTAACTTCCATCTCTGAATGACGGAAGTAGTTAGCAGCAATGCGGGTACGCTTATCTGCAAACGTACGAGCACGGTCTGAAGTTTGGTTAACAGCCGAGCAGTTAATAGCTGGCAGTGGTGCAATCATTTCCGCAAGGTCGCGTGCGACAACGTCAATGAAGTTGGCGACTACGTTCTGGTCAATTCCATCTGGGAAGAAGTTAGGGTAGACCTGTGAGATCTTACCCTGACGTACCATCTGGACGTCACCATTACGCATATCACGGGAGGTATTGCGATAACGCAACGCCTGTACGCGTGAGACAACTTGTGGAATAGTTAACACTTGGTGTCCTTAAAGTTAGTTTGTATAGCCGTTAGCGTAGCCACCGGTCTTCTTAAAAATCATTTGACGTTCAGCGTCTAGATCTTTAACTTTGCCAGCTGCCATATCTCTCTTTAGCATTTGCTCAGCTGCTGCGTTTTTAGCAACGTCTGAATTTCCACCAGCATGACCGCCTCCTAGAATTCCACCCTTAGCAAGTGGAGCAGCAGTCTTAACTGGTGCACTAGAAGTAGTGTGAGTAGCAGGGGTTTGCATTGTCTTGCGAGGTGTTGAATCTGGGGTAACAGGCTTGGCTGCCATAATGTTTCCTATCCGAATTGATCTGACCACTGCTCTGCGAAAGCATCGTCGAGATTGATTGAGTATCTTGATTCCATCTGCGACTTAGTAGCCCACCTATTTGTGAGGTACGGAGACACATTGGTATTCTTTTGAATCATTTCACGGGCACGAATGACCGCAAACCACATAGCCATGACGCAGTCCGTAGGACCTTTAGTGTCTGGCTTCCATGTAATCAGTTGTTGTACTAGAGCTTTGATTCCTTCTGAGCCATCTGACGAAGGAAGTTCCACAAGGTTGTTATCCTGATGGACCCCATCCCTAAGCGATCCGAACAATGCTGACATACTAGCGACACCGAATCCTGTGTCCCATTTGTTCTTGCCTGTGAAGTGGGAGTTGAATCTAACTCCACGCCCTGCAAGCCAATTTCGTAAGTCTTCATCGAGTTCAAATGCTTTCTGAAAGGCGTTGATTTCAATACGCACTTCTTGTGGTCGGTAACGTTCTGTATAGGCTTCAATAGCGGCACGGATCTTTTGGTAGTTACCTTCTGCCATGTTAAGGCAATCAAGGATATAGATCTTGCCATCTGCTTTGTTGTAGGTCAGTGCGACTAGCGCAGTCTTACCAGCAATAGCTGGGTCCATACCTACGACGGTGTAACCGTCTACAGCTTTAGGGTGCCCCATTGCTCCGGGCTTTAGAGGTCCGACTCTTCGAGCCCCGTTAACTGATCCCTGTACCAATGCTGGTGGGAATACTGAGTCTTCTTGGATGTCTTCTTGTTGGTAGACAAGAGCCCACGTAGAAGGAGTAACTTCTGAACGGCGCTTGTATAACGCTGATCCGTCCCACTTTGGGTAGTATCCACGTTCATTGGGCGGGATGTCGTCATCTCCGTCCCAAGGGACATCAGATTCTTTCCAGAGGGTGACCCAGTCTTCTGGCTTTTCGGCGAATTCAAGTACAGCCGGCATACCCATATAAGTGAAAGGAGACCTCCCACCAGACCAATGCTTAGGATTACGAAGTTCTTTATAAAGGTCATTAGCCGCAATTCGCGTCCCTACTACGAGTAGCTTACCGTTCTTACCCAGACGGGTGATAACTTCTTTCTGAAGCCAGTTGATCTGCTTCTCCCACTCATGGGCATTGGCGGTAGTAATACAGTCATCGAGGATGATCAGATCCGCACGTGCTCCATAGATCTGACCACCCATACCGAGTGCTTGGATCGTAGGATCCTTTTCACTGGAGTTACGCGCATCGCCCCCAAGATATACCGTGTCAGTTCGCCAAGTATCTGCGTCTTGTTTCCAGCCACCCTCAGGTCCGTATGCGTTCTGCATCTTCAGCCATCTAGGGTGGGACAAGCGTTGCTTGATTGCGTACACGAATTCTCGTGCTTTGACTAAGGTCTTCGAAACTACGATGATTCGAATGTTGGGATCTAGGGCGATACGGTAGGTCGAGTAGTTCACCGTAATGACGGTGGACTTGGCATGCTCAGGAGGAACGTTCACCAATAGACGGTGACGTTCGGCTGGTTCGTAGATCATAGAGGGGTGCAGCCAAGAAGGCTCCCTAGCCTCTAGCAAATCTACCCAGTCCTGATGATGAGGGAATACTTGCTGCCCTAAAAAAATTTTTGAGAATTCTGAGAACTGGAGCTCAGACTTGTCTTTACCGATACTCGCCAACGAAGTTGACTCGCCTCGCTCCTTTGCTTCAGCTAAAGCTTCCGCAAAGTCGGAGTCACGCAGTATCCATTGTCTGAGGGTATCGGGTTTCTTATTGACGGCTGTCATGGCTTGGTGGGTAGTTGCCCCCTGCTCCACAAGGGAGATCACCTTTGCCTTAGCCTCGGCTAGAGCCTTGACCTTGAAATGGTC